AATACTAGAAATATTTAAAAAAAGGGAAAATATAGACATTTTTAATAAAAAAGCAGTGTTTATTTACGTAAAAGAGATGGCAGATGCTCAATCTAACACTATAACTAAAGTGATCAAGAAGTTAAAAACCATCTATAAGCAGATATTAGACAACTATTTAGAAAATAATGATTACTAAATATTTATTCTAAACCTTTATGGAGTTAGATAAAGTCATATTCAAGGATAAAACCATTGCAGACCTCGTAGAAGAAGTTTATAACAAGCATAAAAATCAAGATAAAACACTACGAGATGAGATCTTGAGGCTGACAGATATGATTGAAACAGCCGGAGACGCTATTGTGATTGTCCCTCTATTAAAAGGCTTCTTTGATTCTAGCTTAAAGAATGATGAAGTCTTAATGAAGCTACTTACTATATTCCAAAAAGACTCCACTGACTCTAAAAAAGATGGAGCTGAAGATAATGGTATTCTTACTGAAAAGGATATAGAACAGCTATTTAGTGAAGTTACTAGTTTAAAAGTTAAAGATCCTAAACAACTACCTCAAGCATAATGGGATATGTATTTGGAAATAAAATTGATTCTGATTTAGCCAAAGTAGGTGGTCATTACTTTCAAATAGGAAGGGTTAAGTCTATTGTAATGGGACCTTATTCAGGAAATAGCAAATTACCTAATCCTGATTATGGAAGTCCTAGTGATATAGGAAAGATAAGCTATGAATTATTATATTCAAGTCTTGCTACGTCAAAATCAAAAGGAATATCTCCTCCAGCATGGCCTATATTTAGTTTTATAAAACAATATCCTACTATAAATGAAATAGTACTAATTATAGCCGGACCTACCGATGGATTAAATGATAATTTTTCTAATCAAAAATTTTTTTATTTCCCTCCTTATGATTTATGGAATCATGTTAATCATGCTGCATTTCCAAATATGTCAGAATATTCAAAATTCCTAAATCAATATGCAAATCAACCAGGATATCAAGGATCTGCTGTTCAAGGAACAAAACTTCCTTTAGGATATACTTTTCAAGAAAAAGAAACTGTAAGAAATTTGCAGCCATTTGAAGGAGATACAATATTAGAATCTAGATTCGGTCAATCAATAAGATTTGGTAGCACAGTTCCAGTAATGAAAAAAAGTAATAACTGGTCTAATTCTGGAAATAATGGAGATCCTATAACTATTATAGTTAATGGACAGGGTAGATCTTCTACGCTAAGTAAATTTGATCCTATAGTAGAAGATATAAATAAAGATAAATCGTCTATATATTTAACCGCAGGGCAAGAAATAAACATAGAAGACTTAACTTTATTTCCTCTTGCATCTTTTAGAACAAGTACAGGTGCTATAATTCAACCTCCTGTACAATTAGTTAAACCTTTTATATCTGATGAAGTAACTTCTGCTCAATTTCAAGATAAAAATAGTAATAAGTAATGTTTAAACCAGAATTTCCATATAAAGGTAATCAAATTATAATATCATCAGATAGAGTAACACTGCATTCTAAAACTGATGCTATATTTCTATTTGGAAAACAAGCTGTTTCACTATCATCTACAAAAACTATAAATCTTGATGCAGTAGAGGGAGTAAAAATAGATTCTCCTAATATAGAATTAGGTCATGAAGCAAAAAAACTAGGTGAACCTGTAGTATTAGGAAGAACGCTAAATACACAATTACAGGTATTATTATCTAATATTATGCAAGCAGGCAGATACATGCAACTAGCGTCTTCTGAACCTGATACAATGGGAGCTACTATGCAAAGTATAAGAGATGCCGGTCAATTATTATTTAATTCTGCTGAGAGTTTACGTACTTCATTAATAGCAGACTCTATTTTGTCTAAAAATACTTATACAAGATAAAATGTCAGATCCAGTAACTATAAATACTAAAATTAGTGCACCTACAAATGTAAGTACTAAACTAAATCCTGCTGCCTTAGCTACAGCAAATAAAACACCGCCTGGATTACCAGCTGTAAAAGTACTTAGTCGTAATGCTAAAGATATAGATATTAGTAAAGGAAATTCAAAAGGATTAGAAAGAGCTATTGGAGTTACTGCACATTTTATTATTGATGCCCAAACAAAAACTAGCGAATTATTATACGGAAAGTATAGTGTTAGTGAAGACGAAATAAATCCAATTAAAAAAGCACTTGATAAAGGTATAATTAAACTTCTTGAAGTAGTTGCCGGTGTTGACTTCTGTAATTTGATTAATTATGCTATAAATAATGTACCAGGCGGTAAAAAATTTAATCCAAAAGATACTCCGCCAACAGATTCATTAGGTAAAAAAAAGTGGTATATTCAAAATAAAGCATTTCAGATTCAATCTTTTATAGATGGTTATTATACTCAATATGGAGATGCAAAAAATCCTGAAAGTAAATTAGGGCTTTATGCATTGACAAAGGAAATATCTAATATATTTGATTCTTTATTAAATCCAAACTCAGGTTTAAATGATCCTGATTTAACTAGTGCATTTCCACAACTTTCTATATTTAATAATTTTTTACAAAATTCATTAGGCATATTTAATAAGTACACAGATCTTAGACAGATTCCTAATTCAGAATTACAAAAAATAATTGGTTACGTAGATAAGGTAAGAGGCATTTCTATTGCTATTCAAGGATTAAATTCAGCCGCTTCTGCAGTAAGTTTAGCAGACACTTTTACAAATGGAGCAGTTTCAGATGAAATAGCTAAATTAAGTAGTCAAATACCTGTAACTAAACTTATTCCTACGCTAAAGTCTATATTAAAAACTGCTAATAAGATTAATTCTGTTGGAAGGAAAATAGTTGGGTTTATAAATTCATCTAGGTTTTTAATTAAACTACTTATGGGATTAATTTGGATATTTAATCTAATTAAAGCATACTTTTTTGCAATACCATTAGGACCGCCTCCTATAGGAGCTACTGCAAAGTTAAGTGACGTAGTTCAAAATAAATTAACTATAGAAGGAAATAAAAGACTTATAAGAAGGCTAGGACAAATCAATTCAGTTTTGAGTTTACTATCTTCATTTGCAGTATTATTAATATCTGGGATGGTTAATATTATTGGAAAATTAGAACTGATTTTACTTAATATAGAGAATTGTGATAATGTAGATCCTAGTTTAGCAGAAGAAATTAAAGACACTATAAATAATTTAGTTGGAACAACAAATGACTTACAAAAATTTATTAGCGAATACGAAGATAATAAAAATAAACTAAATACTAATTTTGGAAAATACCAAATTAAAATAGTTGATGAAGAAATAACTGATCAGGGTATCGGATTAAAAAGAAGGTACGGAGTTGCTTTAGATATTAATGGCGTTTTAGCTGTTCAAACTACTCCAACATTTGCTTCATTAGATCAAATAATAATAAATGAAGTAAAAGTTCTTTTAGTATCTAAAGGATTAGTTAATTCAGCTTTCAGTGCATTTCCTATAGGAGATATAGAAATCATGAATGAGGCATTAAATTATACAGGAGAAGTAGATATTAATATTGATGATATGCAAATTACTAATTTTGATTCCGGATTAGACGCCCCAGATAATACTGATCCTGAGCAAGGTAGTGGTCTTAATGCATTTATAAATAACTTACCTGGAGGTAAGGCGCTTAAGAGAAGAATGCGTAAATTGATGATTAAAAACAGTGAACAGCTTAAAACTGATTTAAAAAAGACAGATCCTAATGGTAAATATACTAGTGATGTTATTAAAAAAAATGATAGTGAAATTAATCAGTTAAAAATAGATGATCTTGAGGCAGAAAAGAAAAAATTAAAAGAAACACTAGCAACGACTACAAATCCTGCAAGTACTGCAGCTATAGTTAGGAAAATAAAAGACATAGATGATCAGATAAGGGATCTTAAAAACCATTAAAAATAATATTTATAAAATATGGCACAAGTAGACTTACTAAGAAAATTAATCCGAGAAGAACTCCGTGCGGTTCTAAAGGAAGAACTCCCTAAAATGCTAAAGGAGATCAAACAACCAGTTTATGTAGATCAGAAAAAAGCATTACAAGAAGAGGTTAAAACAAAAATACCAGGAACCCTTAATACACATAGATCAAATCCAGTTGCCGGTGTTAAATTCCAAGGAAGTAGCCCTATGGCAAGTCTTTTAAATGAGACAGCACTAAGTATGACTTCTGATAATGCAATGTCATTTAATAGTGAATATTCTAGTCCAACTATGGCATTCCAACCAGCTGAGGCAAGTGTTGGTTCTGTAGAAAGTATGCTAGGAACTGCTAGAGCAAGTTCAAATTTAGATGCAGTACAAATAAATGAGGTGCCAGATTTTACAGGTTTAATGTCAAAACTTAAAGCACAAGGAGCTATTTAATGGCATACGGATTAAAACAAATATCACCTTTAGATCTTAAACCTTCAACAGGTATTGGAGTTAAAATACCTTTTCAGGCTGCTAATGTATTTACTTCTGTATATACTACAAAGGAACAGATAAAATATAATATAATAAATTATCTATTAACAGACCCTAAAGAAAGACCATTTAATCCTACTTTTGGAGCTGGATTGAGATCTAGGTTATTTGAACAAATTGATAGACTATCTTTTGAAGATTTAAAACAGTCTATAATGACTCAGATGGAAAATTATTTTCCTCAAATACAAGTAACTCAATTAGAAATAATAGGAAATCCAGATTATAATTCAATTAATATAAAATTTAGTTATAGATTATTAAGATCAAATGAAAATGATTCGGTTATCTTGACAATACAAAATATGTAAAAATGCCTAACGAAATCGACATTAAATATTTAAATAAAGATTTTAGTTCTTTTAAAGCAGATCTAATAGACTATGCTAAAGCGTACTATCCTACAGTTTATAATGACTTTAGTCAAGCTAGTCCTGGTAGTATGTTTATTGAAATGGCTTCATACGTTGGTGATGTTATGTCGTTCTATCTTGATAATCAACTTCAAGAAACTTTTTTACAATATGCTAAACAAAAAAATAATCTTTATACATTAGCATATATGTTAGGTTATAGACCTAAAGTATCTTCTGCCGCAATAGTAGATTTAGACGTGTATCAACAAGTTCCTTCTATAACAAACGGAACAGATACAACACCTGACTTTTCATATGCAATGACTATACAACAAGGAATGCAGGTAAAATCTTCAATTAATAGCTCAGTTGTATTTTATACTCCTCAAAAAGTAGATTTTACTACCTCTTCTTCATATGATCCAACTACTATAGAAGTTTATACTATTGATGGTGGAGGAAATCCTAGTACTTATTTATTAAAGAAAACTGTTCAAGCACTTTCAGGACAAAGTAAAATTGCAGCATTTTCATTTTCTTCTCCTCAAAGATTTTCTACAGTAACAATACAAGATACATCTATTATATCTATATTAAGTGCTATAGATTCTAATGGTAATACTTGGTATGAAGTACCTTATTTAGCTCAAGATTATATATTAACACCAGTACAAAATACGGCATTAAACTATCCAAGTTTATACCAGTATTCAAATCAGGTTCCTTATATGATTCAAAAACTTCAAGTACCTAGACGTTTTGTTTCTAGGTTTAGAACTGATGGATCATTAGAAATTGAATTTGGATCTGGCATAAATTCAGTAGCTGATACTGCAGTTATTCCTAACCCTAATTCAGTAAGTGTTGGATTAACAGGAGGTGGTCTTAGTCAACTATCTAGTTCATTTGATCCAACTAATTTTGTAACTACGCAAACTTATGGACTAGCTCCTAAAAATACCACAATTACATTTAATTATTTAGTAGGTGGTGGTGCAAGTGCTAACGCTCTATCTAATCAACTAACTCAAATATCATCTTATACTGTTACTGGAAATACTAGTTTCCAAAATACTATAGCTGTAAATAACCCAAATCCTGCTGTAGGTGGTGGGGATGGTGATACTGTTGAAGAGTTAAGATTTAATATAGCTAATGAATTTCCTACACAGTTAAGAGCAGTTACTCAACAAGATTATCTATCTAGGACTCTTAGTATGCCAGGACAATATGGTAAAGTATCTAAAGCTTATGTAACAAAAGACGATGCTACATTTAATAATTACATGCAATCAGATATAAGCCAAAAAGATCAAATATTAGTAAGTCTTTATTTGCTAGGATTAAATAATGCAAATCAACTAGCAGATCCTTCCCCAGCATTATTACAGAATATTCAGACATATCTTTCAGATTATAGAATGATGACTGATTCAATTAATATCAAACCTGCGTATATTATAAACATAGCATGTAATTTTGATATTGTTATTAGACCTAATTATACAAGTCAAGATGTTATTGCTAGATGCATAATTCAAATGCAAAATTTCTTTAATATTGATAATTGGCAAATAAATGAACCTATTATATTAGGAGATATATATTCAACTCTAGATCAAGTAGAAGGAGTGCAAACAGTTAAAGATGTAAGAATAGTTAATAAATCAGGAGAGGCTTCAGGATATTCTAGATATTCTTATGATATCTCTGCTGGTACTTTAAATAATGTAATATATCCTTCTTTAGATCCATCTATATTCGAAGTTAAATATCCTAATACAGATATTCAAGGACGCGTAGTAACAATGTAAAAAATAAAAAATGGCCGTATATAAAATATTTCCTTCAGCAGATGCCTCAATATATTCAAGTAGACCGGCAGCCAATGCAGGACTAGATGAAATATTAGAAGTATCAGTAAAAAATAATCAATATCCATTGAATTATTTTGTTGATCCAGTACCAAATACTCCGTTACTAAGTGATGACTTAAGAAGATCTCTTATATTATTTGATGGTAAAGATTTAAGTACTATTAAATCATTTACAACAGGATCTTATCAAACAAATCTAAGATTATATCTTGCTAATGCAGAAAATTTAACTACTACATATAGTTTAGAAATAAGACAAATTTCTCAGTCTTGGTCAATGGGAACAGGAAAAGCTTCAGATAACCCAGAAACTAGAAACGGTGTTTGTTGGTATAATACTGGATCTTTTACAACCACTGTTAATAACTGGGGATTTTTTAGATCTGCGCATTTAACTCCTGGAGGTGGTTCATGGACTGATGTATATGTTACTCAATCATTTGGATATAAGGATAATAAAGATATTAATATAGATGTTACAGATATAGTAAATACCTGGTTTGATGGATCTCAATATAATAATGGATTTATTATAAAACACACAGATGCTATAGAACAAAATGATACTAGTTATATAGGATTAAGTTTTTTTTCTGTTGATACCCACACCATATACCCTCCTACTTTAGAAATAAAATGGGATGATAGTTCATATGACAATGGAAATTTATCTATTGTTGATAATTCTAATACTATAATAACATTAGCCAACAACAATGGTAACTATAAATACGGAACATCAAAATATAAGATTATAATTAATGCAAGAGATAAATATCCTGCGAGGGTATTTACTACATCTTCTTTTTATACAACTAATAAAGCCCTACCAGAAACATCTTATTGGGCACTTCAAGATGCAAAAACAGATGATATTGTTATAGATTTTGATACTAATTATACTAAAATAAGTTGTGATGGAACTAATAGTTATTTTAATTTATATATGAATGGATTAGAGCCAGAAAGATATTATAAAGTACTTATAAGAACAGTACTACCAGACGGAGAGTCTTACGATACTGATAATAATTTAATATTTAAAGTAGTTAGATAATGGCAAATGTAGATTTAGTAAAACAAATTTATGGTCTTAATACCTATACAAAGGCCATCGATACCAGTTTTAGTGAGTTGATAACTCCAGTAACTGCACCAACATTAACTGCTGTAACAGTAGATGATTTTTTTACTTATTATGATCAATTATTTTTTGATATTCCTGTTGATGGAAATATAAATTCTCATAAATATTTAGTAGAAAGAAGTCAACAATATATAGGAGGTTCAGTAATCGATGCTGAAAAACAAGCCTTAATAGAAGAGATTAATTCACTTCGTCAACAATTATTAGATCTTAATCAGACATTCACCAATATTAATCAATTAATGTAATGGAATTAGTTAATATAACATACGCAGGGCAGGGAGCAGAGAGTCAAAATTTATCTCCATTAGATAGACAATTAGTTACATCCAACTATATTAACACTCAATTTGGTGATACAAATGATTATATAGAATTATATATCTATGATGAAAAGAGTCAGTTATTAGATTTTGATTACGACGCTACAGACTATTATCCATATTTAACAGCAAATCCACAAAATAACACCTATTCTAGTCTTACATTAGATCCTGAAAAAGATCTAAAAAATAGAGGGTATAATAGAGGTAATTTAAATATACAATATCATTTTCATAAAAAATTATTTAATTCTGCTTATGGTAGATTTTATTGGATAAAAGAAATATCTACTTCAAGGACAGAATTAAAATTAGCATCTCAAGCAATTAGCAATTCTGAAATTAAAAACGGTTTTAATCAATATCAAGTTTATATTGGTAATAAAAATTATTATCCTGTATTTTATCTTAATTTAGGCAATAATCAAACTATAATTGCAGATAACGTAGCTTATACTGAAGATGCTGATGGAGGTTACTTATTAGTAAAATTATATGCTCCACTATCTCCAGAATATGATTTAAAGACACAATTATGGATAGTAGATAAAATAGCTGAGTCTGTTAGTTTTAATGTAAATATCCAAGTTCAAGCAGAATCAACTCAAGATATAAATTCTTTAAGAGGGCCAAATTATAATGTTGTTGTAAATAGTAAAAATGGACAAACTACTCCATATTACAATTACAATAATTTATTATCTAGTCCGGTAACTTCTTCTTATCAAAAATTACTTAGCTATTATCAAGATAAGTCTGTTGATATAAACATTGACTATAGTAATTTTAGTAATTTTATACACTTTTCTAGTGCTACAGAAAGAGTAAATAATTTTGTTTACAAATTAGGATTAATAGAATCTTATAATGCTCAATTAGTTGAGCAATTATCTATAAATGGAGGACCGTCGACTTCTACAATTGCTTCATCATCAATAGGATATATTCAATCTTCTATAAACAATATTATTCAAAATTTTGATACTTACGAATACTTTTTATATTTTCAATCTGCATCTTTTGCGTGGCCTAAGTCAACAACCACACAACCATATCAGTTATATTCTGTAACATCTTCTCAAGCTCTTAGCTTCTTAGGATCCACAAATATAGTACCAAATGCAATAACACAATCTTTATTGTTTTCAGCATCTTATTATGATAGTACTAATAAAGATCTGCTTCATAATAGTATTCCTCAATATCTTTTAGACGATCCAAATAATGACTCTTATGTTACTTTTTTGGATATGATAGGTCAACACTTTGATAATATTTGGATATATTATAAAGACTTATCTAATAGATATAATGCAACAAATAATCCAGATACAGGAATATCATTAGATGTTGTTTCTGACGCATTAAAGGGATTTGGAATACAATTATATACAAACTCAAATGTATCTGATAACCTGTATTATACACTATTTGGTATTAATCCTGACGGCAGTTTACTACCTCCAACAGGATCTGAATTAATAACTAATTATGTTACTTCAAGTTTAACAACACTTCCTGCGGCTACTATTCAAGACGAATTATATAAAAGACTTTATCATAACTTACCATATTTACTTAAAACAAAAGGAACTCAAAGAGGTGTAAAAGCTTTAATAAGTACTTTTGGTATACCGGAAGAAATTTTAACAGTTAGAGAATTTGGAGGAAGTCCTATAAATGCTATTGATGGAGTTTTTGATCTTAATACAACTCAGTATAAACTAACTATTTCAACAGGAAGTAATGGAAATGTAAGCGGTAGTTTAGAATTATCATCATCACTGCTATCTCCATTTACTACGTTACAATACTACGATAAAGATAATAGAATTAATAGTACAAATATTGAAGTAGGATTTTCTCCAGCAGATACTATTAATACAAATATAACTGCTTCATTAGGATATTTTGATATTAATCAATTAATAGGTCATCCTGATGATCAATATTCTTCATCGTACTCTAGTTTAGTTAGCGCTAGTAATGCATATTTTTCAAACTATACTCAACCTAGTAGTATTTGGGAATATATAAGACTAATTAAATTTTACAATAACTCTTTATTCAAAATGATTAAAGATTATGTACCTGCCAGAGCAAATCTTGCTACAGGTATTATTGTAAAATCTCACATGCTAGAAAGAAATAAGTATGCAAGACATGAACCTGATATTAGTTTTACTAATAATTATTCACAGTCTATACAAATGGTTAAAGTATCAGGTTCTGAAGGCGGCATGCTATCTGGATCTACTTATTGGAGTTCATTTGTAAACACACCTTTAGGACCAGCTGCGTACACTAGTTCTCAAGGAATGGAAAGATTTAATGGAGAATTAAGTGGATCAAAAATAGTTGTTACTACAGGTAATGCATTTGACGAAACAGAAAATTCAAATAATATCGATCCGTCATTTACAGATCCTATTAGAGTTTCTAGAGGCGCTTTATATCAAAATGTAACTTCTTCTGTTAGATCAATTTATCTTTGGGATTTAGATTATAGTACAAATCAACAAACCCCTGTTAACTTAGGAATAATAACTAAGTCAATAAATGATTCTCAGAATGATAATTATAATGACTATAATAATCCAAATAGTCCATATGCCCAGGTTCAAGACTATAATTATTTTTTACAAAGATCAATTATTCCTAGATATATAGGATCAAAAACTACTAGTGCTACTTGGACCACATATACTCCTGGAGATAATTCTTATGGTAAGACTGCCGCTGTTGATAAATTAAAATATCAGTATGCTTATTTAGTAGATATATTTTCATCATCATTTCAGCTTCCTAAAAGAGCTAACGCTCAAATTAAATATATTATAGATAACAATCAAAATGTATTAGACTTAACTAAAACTAATACTAATATATTCTATACTCAAAATATATTTAAGTCAGGAGAAACAACAAACGTTTCACTATTTAATTATGATCCAACACAACCATATATACAAAAATTAACTAATAATAGTAATTTTTCTATTTATGAAGGAGGTTTTAGATATTCTCCTATGATATATAATTTGGCTGGTAATCAAAGTATGTATTACAAATTAAATGAACCTACTAGTACTACATCTAGTATTAACACCCCAAACTATGCAATTATAGATTCTACGAGTGGTAGTTATTGGAGAACTTTATCTGCGGGTGTTGTAAATGATGCAGGGACATATTATCCTACAATTGTACCTTTAACGATATCTTCGCCGGTAACATCACCAACACCTTTACAAACTAGAATTATTTATAGATTAACAAATACTAGTAGGGTAGTTAGTCCACAAAGTTATGGTGGGATTACAACAATACCAGCTGGATCATCTGGTCCAATTACATCTAATATATATTTGCCTTCAAATTTTAAAGGTGTATGGATAAATGGAGACAGCGTGAGTGCGAGTATATCTTATGAAGAAACTTACGATCCTACTGGAGGCAGTTCTATTGTTACTAATTATATAACTACTATTGAGGATGTAACTGGAAATAATGCTTGGTATGCAATAGACACAAACAGTATAAAATTATCTGCATCGCAATCTGCATATTATAACAGTTTTATATTTACACCAGCATCTAATGAGTCTACAGGCGGAATGGATACGCCAGTATTTTCTTTATCTGGATCTCAAATGGATTTAATTAGACTATATAATCAAACAGGTCGTTGGACAAATAACTCAGAATATAGAATTGAGTCTGTTACACAACTTACAGATGATAGTGGATCTTTTTGGGTATTAAATCTAGATAGAGATCTAGATCCAGGAGATACAGACAATAAAACTATACCCGGAAAGATATCCAAATATATGTTACTAAAAAGACTTCCTGATGAAACTAATGTCATATTAAATTATGATTTAGGCACGCCAATTACCCAAGATGGTTTATTATTTCCTCAATATATAGAACAAGATGTAAAAGATAATTCAGGAAATGTAGTAAAAGCCTTAAAACAACAAAATTTAATACCACAATAATACAATACACTTATTTTTTAATAGTGTAAAATAAAATAGAATTCATTATATTTATTTAAAAGCCCATTTTTTATGTCATATTTAAGTAATACCTCAGTAATTGTAGATGCTATCTTAACTAAAAAAGGTAGAGAACTTCTAGCCCGGAATGATGGGTCATTTAGAATTACTCAATTTTCATTAGCTGATGATGAGATTGATTATACCTTATATAATCCAGTCCACCCATCTGGTTCTGCTTTTTATGGTGAAGCTATTGAAGCAATGCCTATTCTTCAAGCATATCCTAACGACACAGAGATAATGAAATATAAACTTATTACTCTCCCAAGAGGAACAGCTAAAATACCAGTTCTTGATCTTGGATATACAGCAATTACTCTTCGTCAAGGAGCATCTCTTTCAATAACTCCGCAGACCCTAAATTATTTAGGTGCAACATCTACATTTGAACAATCAGGATACGTAGCTACTATAGGTGACGTTAGAACTATGAGTTCATTTAATGGAGTTGGCATTAATACAGCAGAAGCTACTCAATTAAATTCAACAACTACTATTGGTACTAATGTAAGTAAGACAGTAATTGGAACGACTATTAATATAAGTGCAACAACTGTTAACACTCTATTTGGATCTAATACTTCACTATACACAACACTAATTGTTGTTGGTCGTGATTCTGGAGCTAGGATATCTATTCCTGTAACTATTACAAAAGTAAATCAATAATAAATTAAGATATGTCATTCACAAGATTAGACCCAACAGATTTTGTAGTATCATCCGACGCAGTTGTGGCTCCAGCATGGAGTAACGGAGCTACTGTATTATCTTCATTTTATACAGCTTCTGCAAGTACAACAGGAAGTTATTACATAGACATTTATAATGCACCAGTAACTCAAGCAACTTCATCTGTACAATTCTCTATTGCTTATGGCAACTATACAGGTTTAGGATCAGCTCCTTTAAATTCTTTAGTCCCTGGAAATACTCCTTCTAGAATAACTTTCGGACAGTATAGAAACTTAATTTATGGAGATGCAGAAAGTGCAGTAAACTTTGGAACAGGAAATACTTCATCAGTTGATCTAATTGCAATACCAATAGATAGAAATAGGTATAAAGAAAGTCTTTTTCCTGGTACATTTAATCTTAAATTGAGTGACGGTTCTGGAACTATTTTAAAATTAACAGACAACTCTAATGATGTTACAACTGTAAATTATGTAGATGGAGGTAGAGTTTATGATATCATATCTGGATCTAATGGAACTTCTGTAAATAGTCCTTTACTATCTGGAGCTAGCGCTAAAGGTTACACAGCATCCGGAAGTTATGGGCTAATGCTTCCTGATCTTGGACTATTAGTTTTAAATCCGAAAGCTTTACAATTAGCAACTACTGCTGGTGGTTTAGGTTATACACTTAGCACAGCAAATACTGTAGGAGCTAGTTCTTATAATCATAATTTAATATATCTAGCAATTAGTCAAGGAGCAAATTTCCAATTAAATTCTCAAGAAACAATTTCTTCAGATTATATATTTGTAAGAGTAAAGAATGGAGAATATAACTACACAACTAATCCATCATTTATATCTGGTTCGGGAACATTAATATATTCAAACTTTATCAATAGTCCTCAAACATATCCAACAACTGTAGGTATGTATAATGATAATAATGAATTAGTAGCTGTAGCTAAACTATCAAAGCCTTTAACAAAAGACTTTACTAAGGAAGCACTTATTCGTGTAAAACTAGATTGGTAAAATAAATGAGCAGATCGAAGAATACAATAAAAAAATCAGATGCTTCTTCGACTCCTATAAAAGTAAAGTATTCTAATACCTATGCTAGTCAGTCTTTGTATAGCAATGGAATAACTACTAATAGGGGTATATATTATACTGCTAATAAAGCAGGAAAACCAGGAAGTACAACATATACAGCAAGAAATAATTATGCTGTAATTAGACAGCTGTATTATCAAAATTATTTAACCGGTTCAGTTAGTAATCAATCAGCTTCTTATTGGGATTCTTCTTTACAATCCACAGCAGCTTCAGGAACTTTAGATGATGATTATAGATATTTTCCTTCTGCTACTGGAAGTAATATAAGTTTTCTAGCGATCCCAAGGACTCAATTTGGTGAACAAATTAGTAGAAAAACTTTTAAGTTACTTTCAACAGATGGATTAACTTATAGTATTATTGATGATGGTAATGGAAATATAGTAGACACATTTAATAATAATGTTCACGTAGGAAATATTATATATTCTCAAGCTATAGTTACAATAACTAATCCTGATTATGTCGGGATAATATTAAATTTTAATTTTACATTTAATATAAGTGTAGCTACGGGTCCAAGTCCTACACCTACTCCAACAGTAAGTACTACACCAAATGCTAGTAAAACCCCTACTCCGACTATAACACCAAGTCTGACAAGGACTCCTACTGTAACTCCGAGTATAACGATTACAAAAACTGCTAGTCCTTCACCAGGAGCTAGTAAAACACCTACTCCGACTAAAACACCGAGTAAAACAATAACACCTACTGTAACTTCAACACCTACAGTTACACCTACTATGACCGTGACTCCTAGTCCTTCACCAGATATACAAGCTACTATATATGTTTATGGTTTTAATAATGGAAGTGGATTTGTTTTAGCAGAAGCAGATAATAATGGAGATATTAAAGATGATATTACTATAACAGGAACTATATCAAGATATAGTGGTACTAATTGTACTACCCTTTTAGGTGGATGTTCATTTATTGGATCAACGCAACTATTTATTCCTAATGGAACACCAAATGGAACTTTTACAGATACGCTTCCTTTATGTGCCAATGGAGGAGCTAATAGTTGGAAGCCTACAGCATTAGTTGTAAACGGAACTACTATAACATCTAGTCCTCAAATTGTTACCATAGGTAGTAATGACTATAAAATAATAGGTTATAACGTATGTGGAGCATTATAAAAAAAAGTATTTATATTAAATGGATATAATAATAACATTGGATCCTAATTTTGGTAATGGAGTTGTCGGCCCATTTGATATATACTATAATAATGGTGGCCTTGATACACTAATAGCTACCGGAGTAACTATAGACGAATTATTAGCTGGATATCCACTAACTGTTCCAGATGATACAAATTATGTTAAAGAAGTTGATACTGATCCTTACGATTATGGTAATTTTTCAGTACAATATGTAGTCGCTCCAAGCCCTAGTCCCACTCCAAGTATAACACCTAGTATATCTATAACACCTAGTTTAACTCCTAGTTTATCGGCTACTCCAAGTATAACACCTAGTATATCTATTAGTAAAACTCCAAGTCGTACTCCTAGTATAACTCCAAGTTTAACAGCTACACCTAGTATTACCGCCACACCTAGTTTAACACCTAGTATTACAACTACACCTAGTTTAACAGCTACGCCAAGCATAACAGCTACACCTAGTTTAACAGCCACACCTAGTATTACAACTACACCTAGTTTAACAGCTACGCCAAGCATAACAGCTACGCCAAGCATAACTACAACACCTAGCATAACACCTAGTGTATCTATAACACCTAGCGTAACTATAACACCTAGTATTACTAAAACACCTAGTATTACAGCTACACCTACTTTAACAGCTACTCCTAGTTTAACTCCTAGTATTACAGCTACACCTAGCATAACAGCTACACCTAGTATTACAACTACACCTAGTTTAACAGCTACGCCTAGTATTACAGCTACGCCTAGTATTACAGCGACACCAAGCATAACAGCTACACCTAGTTCTTCACCAGGAGCTAGTATAACACCTAGTGTATCTATAACACCTAGTTTAACAGCTACACCTAGTATAACAGCTACCCCTAGTTTAACACCTAGTATAACATCTACTCCTAGTTTAACACCTAGTGTATCTATAACGCCTAGTATAACAGCTACCCCCAGTTTAACACCTAGTGTATCTATAACGCCTAGTGTAACTATAACACCTAGTATTACTAAAACGCCTAGTTTAACACCTAGTGTATCTATAACGCCTAGTATAACAGCTACCCCTAGTGTATCTATAACACCTAGTTCTTCACCGGCAGCTAGTGTATCACCTAGTATATCTATAACACCTAGTTTAACAGCAACGCCTAGTATAACAGCTACCCCTAGTTTAACACCTAGCGTATCTATAACACCTAGCGTAACTATAACACCTAGTATTACTAAAACACCTAGTTTAACAGCTACGCCTAGTATAACACCTAGCGTATCTATAACTCCAAGTTTAACAATTACACCTAGTATAACACCAAGTTTAACAATTACACCTAGTATAACACCAACAGTAACTCCTAGTATATCTACTCCACCGACTGCGTTTGTTATATCTAATACAGATTTCATAGATTATACAACTGCCTGTCGTGTAGGATCAGCCAATAATGGTACTATTTATCAAAGTCCTGTTTACACTATACCTACTACACTACAGCAACTTTATACTAATTTAGGATTATCAACTAATTGGGCTCCTACTATAGGTTCTAATGGTTGGTTTTTATTTACTAAAGGATCAAGTACTTGGGCAGTACAGGTAAACGTAAATGGTATAATAGTAGACGTTGTTGATTGTACAACTATTCCATCGATATCAGCTACTCCTAGTGTCACTCCTAGTATTAGTATAACTCCTAGTTTAACACCTAGTATAACTACAACACCAAGTTTAACAGCTACGCCTAGTGTTACTAAAACACCATCAGTAACACCTAGTTTAACTAAGACTCCTAGTATAACGATTAGTAGAACTCCATCAGTAACACCTAGTTTAACTAAGACTCCTAGTATAACAGTTACTAAATCGCCTACTCCTACTCCTAGTATATCTTTGTCTCCTTCTCAATCAGAGCCAACAATATACTCATTCAGTTTAGGATATAGTTCATCGTCTCCTTATTCTGCGTGTATAGCATCTAGAACAACTTATTATTCATATAGTTCAACTTTTGGAGTAGGAGATACATTATATACTGTGCTTACACATCCTCTATCATCAGCTAATTACGCTCCTATTGGGTATTATTCAGACGGTAGTATATATGGCCAAATAGATGGAAATGGAACTATAACATCAACAGCTGTATGTCCATCACCAACGCCAACTCCATCTAAGACGCCTAGTGTAACTCCAAGTATTTCAGCGAGTCCTCCAATTGTAACTCCAGCTATAAAAGCTACTAATGGAGCTACACCAACATCGGATGCATTTAAACTTCAATATTCTACCGTCGGCGTAAATGGTCCTTGGTCCAGTATGCTTCCTACTGTTAATAACGATACTATATGTAGATCAATGACAGGATTATCTGTACCAAGTGGTACATTAGTATATTTTAGACTACTTCATGATGTTACATCAGCACCAGTACAATTTGATTCTGTTAGTGGTACTACAACATGTCCTGCAAATGGCGGAACATCTTGTTATGCATCTTATGTAATAACTACAGGTACTCAATTAGCATTCACTGCTAACATTGATGGATCAGGAAATTATACTGATTGTCCTGTCGCTCCATCACCTACTCCTACTGTAAGTAAAACGCCTAGTATAACTAAGACTCCTAGTATAACTCCATCATCTCCTAGATATACTGTAACGGTATATGCTAACCAAGATGTAGCAATAACAAGTCCTACTCCAACAGATTCATGGAAATTCTATTATACTACAGCAGGTCCTACTGTAACTCAATTAGGTGGATCGCTTAATACCGTAACATGTACTTTATTAGGAACAATTACCGGTTTAAAATACGGAGATACTCTATATTTTGGAGGTAGTAATTCTTCAGATAATGGAGTATATTACAATTATGGATTGAATTCCAGTTGCGCTGCTGCAGCTACACCAGGATGTGGTAAACCATTTAGTGCTGGACCAGGACTTGGATCTAGCATTACAATAACTGGAAATCTTACTTTATATGTAAGAGCTACAGTAATAGATTTTGGTGCTAAAGGACAGTATTTTGAGTATTGCCCAGCTCCTTAAAATAAATTTTTTTATATCAAATTAATTTAGTATATTTAAGTTATGTCAAAAATTTTTGTTTCGATAGCCTCCTATAGGGACCCTGAATTACTCCCTACTATAAATAACTTATTAGAGAATTGTGCTAATCCACAAGATTTAACTATTTGTATTGGTTGGCAACATGCAGAACAAGATACTTGGGATACTTTAGATTTATATAAAGATGATCCAAGATTTATTATATTAGATATTCCTTATAAAGAAGCTAAAGGAGTTTGCTGGATGAGGTCAGAAATCCAAAAAAATTATAATGGAGAAAAATATTATTTACAATTAGATTCTCATCATAGATTTAGTAAAGATTGGGATATTACAATAAAGGATTATTTGCACTATTTACAATGTAAAGGCCACGAAAAACCTTTATTATCAGCTTATATACCAGGATATTATCCAGATAAAGATCCAAAAGGTAGGGTTAATGAAGTTTGGGGATTGAATATAGATAGGTTTATGCCTGGAGGTGCAATATTTTTAGCTCCTCATCACGTAGATAATTGGGAAGATTTAAAAGAACCTTTCCCGTCAAGATTTATCTCTGCACATTTTATTTTTACTTTAGGATCGTTTCCTATAGAAGTTCCTTATGATCCTGAATTATATTTTCATGGTGAGGAAAGTTCTTTAGCCGCTAGAGCTTATACATTTGGGTATGATCTTTTTTCTCCTCATAAACCTGTAATTTGGCATGAATATACAAGAGAAGGAAAGAAAAAACATTGGGATGATTCAGGAGATTGGAAACAAAGAGATGATGCTTCTTATGCAAGATATAGAAAATTAATGGGAATGGATCCAGGTTGTTCTTCATGCACTAGAAGAGCATTAGCTCCAAATTATTTTGGAACTACAAGATCTTTAGAAGATTTTGAAAAATATGCCGGATTAAAATTTAGTACTAGACAAATTCATGTTGAGACTATACAAAATAATTTTCCTCCAATAAAAGGAGATTATGAATCAGGTTTAGCATCAAGAATAAAACATTGTATAGATGTATATAAAGGATCTCTTACTGAATCTGATTATGATTCATTTGCTGTAGCCTTTTTAGATGAAAATGGTAATGACGTATATAGAAAAGATTGCGATAAAAGTGAAATTATATCTTTATTTAGTCAAGATAAAAATGATCAGTTTATACACATATGGAGAGATTACGAAGATAATAAACAACCGTATTCTTGGAGAGTTTGGCCTCATAGTGAATCAAAAGGTTGGTTAGAAAGAATAGATCAAGTTATAGAATATGAATAAGAAAAAAACAATACTAGTACATTTACCGGCTTACAGAGATCCAGAATTAATTCCTACTATTAAAGACGCATTAGCAAATGCTAAATATCCAAAAAGAATACATTTTGGTATTTGTAGACAATATCATCCTGATGATAAATTTGATGATTTATCTGAATTTGAAGGAGATACTCGATTTAAAATTTATGAGTGTTTATATAATGAAGCTCAAGGACTTCCTTGGGCAAGAGCCATTATAAACGAAAAATTATTAACAGATGAAGATTACATTTGTCAATTAGATTCACATCATAGATTTGCTAAAGATTGGGATGAGACTTTAATAGATATGCATAGTGGTTTAGAGGCTCGTGGTTACAAACCAATTCTTGCAGCCTATCTACCATTATATACACCATTTGATGATCCTGGTGGCCGCACAATGGAGCCGTGGCAACAGCATTTTGCTTGCTTCTATCCTCATGGAACGATATTCATTAGACCAGGCTTACTTACAGGATGGGAGACTATGACGGAACCTCCAATGAGTAGATTTTTATCAGGGCATTTTTGTTTTGCAAGATCAGAGTGGGCTAAAGAAATAAGACACGATCCAGATATCTATTTTTCAGGTGAAGAATTAAATTTAACAGTAAGATCATATACTCATGGGTATGATTTATTTCATCCACATAAATTAGTAGTGTGGCATTCTACTATGCGTGAAGAAAGATCAGGTATGTTAAAATGGGATGATGATTCTAAATTAGGAGTAGATTGGTGGAATAAACAAGAATATGCTAGAAAAAAAATAAGAGTTTTATTAGGAACAGAAGAAGATCCAAATATAGACTTAACAGGATATGATTTAGGAACAGTTAGAAGTTTACGAGACTACGAAAAATACGCAGGTTTTCATTTTAAAAATAAATCAGTTCAGCAATATACTTTAGATAATAAGTACCCTCCTAATCCTCTTATCAAAGATGACAGTTTATGGGAATTATCTTTTACACAATCATTTTATCATTTAGTAAAATTATATAAAACTGATTTTCCTTTTGATGATTATGAATTTATTCATATGGCATTTGATGATGAAGCAGGTAAACCTATATATGTAAGAAATTTAGAAAAAGATTATATAAAAAGAGTATTAAGTACTGAATCAGGTTATTTTGATTTTGAAGAAATATTTTTAGTAAATAAAAAACCATCTAGATTAGTACTATGGGGATATAGTAATGAAAGAGGGTGGTGTGAACGTAAAGAAGAAATAATATAGTATATGAATAAATTTATTGAAGTTTTAAAAGCATGTGATAGTTTTAAAAAAAACACTTATTATTGGACTCATGATGTTTTAACTCATGAAGAAAATAGCATTAGAAATTACCCAGCTCCATGGATAACAAAAACAATTGAACTATTAAAAATAATCGATGCTAAAGTTGTAGTAGAAATTGGATCAACAAGAAGAGAGTTAACTCAATCATGCATTAATTATTATAATAATTCTATTAATTTAGAAAGTAAAGATGCACCTCCGTGTTGTCAAGATGGGCATTCAACTTATTTTTGGGCTAGAGAAGGATTTGATGTTTACACCGTAGATATTGATGAACATTGTAAAACAGAACTAGAAAAACAATATCAATATCATATAAAAGAACCAATTCCAGATAATTTACATATCTGTATTCCTCAAGATGGTATTCAATTTTTAAAAGACTTTGATAAAAAAATTGATTTTCTTTTTTTAGATGGCTGGGATAAAGGAACTCATGAATATGCAGAAAGACATTTAGAAGCTTTTTTAGCTGCTCAAAATAAATTATCAGATTTACATATTATTTCTATTGATGATACTGATTTTAATACAGATAGCGCTGGTAAAGACAAATTACTAACTCCTTATTTACTTGAAAATAATTATGTTAAAGTATTATGGGGTAGACAAACTGTCTTTTTAAAAAATCAAATATGAGTAAATTTATAAGGCAAGTATTTGGATCGGTACATTTTAAAACTAGGTTTCTACCATTTATAGAAAATAATAAAGAGACCGCACATAATTATATCTATTTAGTAGATAACTATGAACTATACGAACCTTATAAAAATCTTCTAACTATTATAGATATAGAAGATGCCAGAAAAAATCATCCGTGGAGTACTAATGATATTGAAGTTCATTATAAAGAAAAAGATCCAGAATTATATGCCAAAAATTTTCATCAATTTTATAAACAAAAAAATAGCCTACTTCCTTTTTGTACGATGAGATTTTTGTTTCCATATATGTACGAAAATAATATTTTAAAATTTAGTTATGTAGGAAATAATGTTTTTATAACCAACCAACAAAAAATTATAGATAACTTTTTTAAAAAAATTCCTGAGGGCGTACTTGGTATTCCTCATATAGGTCCTATGGATGAAACATACTCATCACCGATATTTGGTCATATAGGAAATCTATTAAAAAGTAAATTTCCACAGTTAACCATTCCAGAAGATTATTGGTATTGTGAATTATTTACTTGTGATTTTAGTTTTAAAAATAAAGAAGATATAAAATTATTTTACGAAATTTTTGATTATATAACTTACTGTTATAATTTTTCTGATAACATACATATTAAAAATCATTTTTTTCAAAAAAATCATGGGTATACTAAAATAGATGATATAGTTGGATACTTATTAAGAATTTTTGAAATTAATTTTAATTATAAAATAAAAAATCGTCTTCACTATTGGGAAGATGATACATTAGGATTTCATATGTCAACACCGCATGATTCATGGTATTATTCTAATATGCTTCCTAATTGGAATCTTTTACCTCCTAATAAAAATGAAACAGTGTTTACAACTGAAGAATATATCAAAAAGAATAAAGATGCTTTAATAAATTATTATAATAATCATGCAACACATGCTACGTATAACATAACAGAAAATAATAATATTATTATTAAACATAAAAATATATAAATTAAAAAAATAAATAATGCTTCTAGTATATTATACAATAGGTCCAACATTTAGAAATCGTATAGTTTATAGTATTTTAAAAAATATAGAAAGTTATTCTTTATTTGATGTCCTTATTATGACGGATATGAAAGAAGATCCTATATTTAAATCATTAGAAAGTTACAAAAATATAATAATAAAAGATATTGATGAATTAAGAAAGGATTATCCGTGGTCTATTGAGTACGAAAAATTACCAATAAAAACATTAAATGAAAAAGAATACGCTACATATGTACTTGAAAAAGATTGGGTAATACCTGGTTCTATATGGAGATTTGTATTCTGCTTACCAGAAATAGAAAAGTATGATGCTATTTTTGTTTGCAATTGCGATATTGAATGTAAAGCTGATCAGTTAATATATGACTCTATAAAAAATTCTTTCAGTTCTTTAAATAAAGATATGGTAATAGGAAATGGAGGTTATGATTTTACAGATAGATTTGGTGATTTAGCTAATATAATTATTAAAGAAAATAATTATCAACAATTAAATCCTAGATTATATTCTAATGATGGCAACTTTTTTTGCTATACTTTTAAAAATAAAAATAATATAAAAAATTATTTAGATATTTTTAATAATATAGTCTACGAAATATTAGTAAATAACCGTGAAGATTTATTTATTTTAGGCCGTCATGGAATTTGGGCAGTAAATAATGAACCCATTCAATCTATAGTTCATTCTATATTAGATATAGATGTAGCATCACTTACCTTTGAAGTAAATAGAGGGTTTTCTATACTAACATTTCCAGAAGATAGATTTTGGAATTGGTGTCAAGGAGATTTTATTTGTACATTAGAAAGTAAAGAGGAATTTATAAAAATAAATTATGAAAGACTAAAATCTTTTTATATAAGTAGAGGTCAACTTTGGAATTACAATTAATTAAAAAATATGGCAATAGTAACACTAACAACAATACCTTCAAGGCTTTCAGTATTAGATGATCAAGGAATAAAATTATGTATTAATTCATTAATTAATCAAAATTATGATGATTATGAAATACATTTTAATATTCCTTATATTAATAATTTAACTAGAGAAGAATATATTATTCCTGAATGGTTAGAGGAGTGCAGTAAAATTAAAATTTTTAGAACAGAAGATTTAGGTCCAGCAACTAAATTAATACCAACAGTACAAAGAATAACTGATCCTGAAACTATAATAATTGTAGTTGATGATGACCTAGTTTATGATCCTGATATGGTAAAGACTCAAATTGAAAATCAAAATAAATGGCAAGAAGGTATTGTTGGATATGATGGAATGAGATCTAGAGACGAAAATGGAAATTTTGCATCTAATTTTGGTGATAGTAGAGACTACTATTTCACATCCCAAAAAATAAGTATCAGAGTAGATATAATTCAGCATTATAAAACAGTATCATATAAAAGACGTTATTTTGAAGAAGATTTTTTTGATTTTGTAAAAGAGTATTATTCTTGGGCAGATGATATATTAATGGCAGCTTATTTTTCTAGTAAAAAAAGAGATAGAATAGTTGAAACACACGAATCAATACCTAATTTTCCTACTTTTGATGACTGGATAAATGGCGGAGGAGTGTCTACATTTCCTGTATTAAGACATACTCATCACGAATCTTATGAAGGATGTAATATATTTAGACAAACTGAGGTTAGTGATAATGGAAATAATTTATATAAAATTTTTATAGATCATGGTTATTCAAAATAATTTTTATGCAATATAAAGAAACATTTTCTAACATATATGATACATTTGGTTTTGGTAGTACTGAAAGTAGATCTGGTCCTGGCAGTACATTAGAAGAAACTAAATTACTTAGAGAAAAAATAAAAGAGTTAGTATTACAAAAAAATATTAAATCTGTAGTTGACATTCCGTGCGGAGACTTTCATTGGATGAAAGAAATTGTTTTTAATTTTGAGAGTTACATTGGCGGTGATATAGTAGATAAATGTATTCAACAAAATAATGAAAAGTATAATAGTCCAAGAATAAAATTTATTAATTTTGATTTAGTAAAAGACGATATACCAGAATCAGATCTATTAATTGTCAGAGATATTATAGGACACTTTCCTATTGAAGAAGGAAAAAAAATAGTAGAAAATATTTTAAGATCAAATTGTAAATATCTTTTAAGTACTACATGGGCTAAAAAAACAGATCAAGGTTGGAGTAGGTGTAATCCTAATGATGTTCATAGAGAAAACGAAGGTGTAGATTTTGGGAGATTTTATCCAGTTAATTTAATGGCATCTCCATTTAATTTTCCTGATGCTGATGTATATTTAGAGGAAGATGTTAGAGTCGATAATTTTGAAAATGGAAATAGAAAAGTTTTAGCTTTGTGGGATATACAAAAAGTTAAAGAATATGTACAAAATTTAAAACCTATTGAATCAAAAAAATCTAATTTAGATTTAACTGTGGTTACTGGTCTTTGGAATATAGGAAGGCCTAATAGAGATTTTAGTCACTACATAGAAAACTTCAATAAATTTTTAGATATTGATGTTAATATGTTTATCTATATTCCTAAAGAATATGAATATTTAGTTTGGCAAAAAAGATCTAAAGAAAATACGTTTGTTAAAGTGTATGAATTAGAAGATGTAAAAAATTTATATGCTCCTTTTTGGGATCAAACACAAAAAGTAAGAAACAATCCAGATTGGTATAATCAAACAGGCGAAGGAGGTTGGTTAAAAACAAGTCCTCAAGCCTCATTAGAATGGTATAATCCAATAGTTCAATCTAAGATGTTTATGCTTAATGATGTTACTATATGGAACCCTTTTGATACTAATCATTTTATTTGGTTAGATGCAGGTATTACTAATAGCGTATATGAAAAATATTTTACAGATAATAAAGCGTTAGATAAAATACTTCCATACTTAGAATCATTTTTATTTTTAAGTTATCCTTATGACGCAGTAAATGAAATTCATGGATTTAATTACTCTGCTATTAATGAATATGCTGGAAAAAAAGTTGAACATGTTTGTAGAGGGGGTTTATTTGGTGGTAGAAAAGAAATAATAAATCAAGCTAATTCTACGTATTATGCTATATTACAAAGATCTTTAGGATCTGGATATATGGGAACTGAAGAGAGTATATTTACTATAATGTCTTACCTAGAACCTAATACATATAGAAGATACGCTTTAGATTACAATGGTTTAATAGTTAAATTTGTTCAAGCTCTATTAGATGATAAAGTAGAGTTAGAAGACATACCACAAAATGAAATAAAAATTATTAGAAAATACATTGACACAAAAAAATTAAAACTGTCATTGTATATGTTAACATTTAATTTTCCTCATCAATTAGAATATACCATACAAACATGGCTTAAGCATCCTAAGTGGATAACAGATACTAGAAATATTTTGATAGATAATTCTACTAATGATGAAGCGAGATTAGCTAACGCAGAAATTTGTAAGAAGTATAATTTTGAACATATCATAACTAATGAAAATACAGGAATAAATGGAGGACGTTTTAGAGCCGCTCAGCACTTCCAAGAATCAGATAGCGATTACTATATTTTTTTAGAAGACGATATGGGAATACATGAACCTGTAGATGGATACTGTAGAAACGGTTTTAGAACCCATGTACCAGATTTATATACTAAAGCATTAAAAATAATGGAATCTTCGGATATAGATTTTCTTAAGCTGTCTTATACTGAAGTTTACATGGATAATAATATTCAGGTTTCTTGGTACAATGTTCCTCAATCTATTAGATCAGAATTTTGGCCAACATATGATAAACTACCAATAACAGGTTTAGATCCAGATTCTCCTAGAACTAAATTTGATAAAATAGAAGTTATTGATGGATTAAGTTATATTACTGGTGATATATACTACTGTAATTGGCCAACTATAACTAATAAGAAAGGAAATCAAAAAATGTTTTTAGATACTGTATGGGCAAATCCTTATGAACAAACTTGGATGAGTTATATGTTTCAAGAAACTAAAAAAGGAAATCTTAAACCCGCGATATTATTAGCTAGTCCAATAAATCATAATAGAATTGCTCATTATAGTCCTGAAGAAAGACGTGAGAACTAATATTTATATATAATATGGCTATTATTCCCTATAAACCTTTTACTGTATCATTCGTTGCTGAATCTACCATTTATCAAAATGAGATTAGATGTCATGTTGATGAGAATGATTTTAACTACACATTAAATCCTAGCGCAAATAAAGCAGGTACATCAGGATCTTATATAGACGCAGTAACAGGATCAGACTTTCATCCATACACTACTATGGTTGGATTATATAATGATCAAGATGAACTTTTAGTAGTAGGAAAATTATCAAGACCGTATCCCATCCCACAAAATACAGATATGACTTTCATAGTCAGATGGGATAGTTAAACTTTAAAGTATGAAATGGTTTTATGTAGATGCACTTGGAAGCTATCGAGAATTCAAGAAGATAGAAGATTTTCCAGAGAATGCAATTGGCTTTATATATAGGGTAACAAACATTATCACGAATCGATTCTACATAGGTAGAAAGGTTCTTTATAACAATACTAATAAAACATTAACCAAAAAGGAAACAGAGGCCTGGATCAAACCTGGGCGCGTCCCAAAGAAGAAGAAAGTCACTAAAGAAAGTGACTGGCTAACTTATTATGGAAGTAATAAGAATTTAAACTTAGAAAGAAAGGAATTAGGAAACGAAATATTCACTAGAGAGATCCTTCAATTGTGCTACTCTAAAAAACAACTTACTTATTGGGAAGTTTATTGGCAAATGAAATTTGATGTACTTCGTATAGATTCCTATAATGATAATATACAGGGCAGATTTTACAGAAAGGACTTAGAATAGAAATCAAAGATATTTATTATAGTACCAATGGTACATATTTTTAACTAAAAAGTAATATTATGAAAGATCAAACTTTAGGTCTAATTAGACATGCATTAACTTTTGTAGGCGGTATTATCGTTGCAAAAGGATTAGTTGACGATGCTTTATTTCAAGAGATCCTAGGAGCAGTAATGACTCTTGCAGGAGCTGGCTGGTCAATTGCGTCTAAAAAGAAAGCCGCTTAGTTTTAATTCTTTATTAATTTTTATATTAATAAGAGGCCAGCTTTTGCTGGCTTTTTTTGTGCTCATATAATAAAAAAGCCCCAACTAGTGGAGCTTTAATATCTGGGAGTCGCAAGGGGTTCTTTTATTTAGCGTTTTGATTTACTAATCTAATTAGTTCATCTTTACTTAATCCTGCTTGATTTGCTGCATATACTGCGTCTGCAAAATCCGCTCTTGGATATTTAGGAGCATCTGGTCCTAGTGGATCGTTTGGCCCTTCTTGTGGTTCAAGATCAAATTCTTCTGCACTTTGATATTCATAATCTTGCGCCTCTTCCATTTCTACACCTGATGAACTAACTGACACTTCTTCATTCATATCACTGTACTTCTTTTCTACCTTATTAAGATAAGGAGTAACGGCTTCAGCATAAGATTCAAAATCAGGATAAGAATTATCTCCTATAGTTTCATGATCTATAACTGCTTCGCCACTATCAACTGAAGTTTCACAAGCAATACCTTTAGCACCATCCCAACCTG